CACGGTCAAGGCCGCCATCGGCGACCTAGCGCCCGTCATGATGTGGGCCGACCCGCCCTACGGCATCGCCTACGAGAGCAAGCGCAAGCACTTCGGCAAGATCGCCGGCGACGACGCCGTCAACACCGCCTGGCTCGCCCTCTACGCCCCCATCAACATCTGGTACATCTGCACCCGCTGGGACGTCGCACCCGCCTGGATGGCCGCCATCACCGCCGCCGGCCACCAGCTCCGCAACTGGATCGTCTGGCACAAGAGCCGCGGCGGCATCGGCGACACCCTCGCCCAGTACCGCCCCACGCACGAGGCCATCCTGCACAGCGAGCGCCGCCGCCCCAAGGACCAACCCAAGGGCGACCCGCTCGACCCGCTCGACCCGCTCGAACCGCTCGAGCCCAACAAGCGCCGCCGCGGCGGCTACAGGCAAGAGCACGAGACCATCCTCTACAGCTCGAGCCGCCGCATCGGCTTCGCGCACGGCGGCCGCGACAACGACGTCTGGCACCACGCCCCCGACAGCGCCAACGCTTACCTCCACCCCACGCAGAAGCCCGTGGCGCTGCCCGCGCGCGCCATCAGGAACCACAGCCGCGTAGGAGACGCCATCATCGACCCCTTCGCCGGCGCCGGCGCCAGCCTCCTAGCCGCCCACCAGCTCGACCGCACGGGCATAGCCATCGAGCTCGACCCGCGCTACGTCGCAGCGACCCTCGAGCGGGCCGCCAGCCTCGGCATCAGCCCGCGGAAGGCAGGCAAGGCATGAGGACCGCCCTCCTCGCACCAGCAGCGCTCGCCGCCGCCGCCGCCCTGGCCGCCTGCAGCGCCAGCCCCTCCGCCCAGCTCCTCAACGCCCCCACCCTCGCCGAGCACCACGCCGAGATCGCCGGCGTCCCCACCACCGTGCGGATCGTCGACCACCCCGGCACGCCCTACGCCGGCACCGCCGCCTACACCAGCGGCCGCTGCACCATCGCCATCGCCGAGGCCCGCGCCGACGACGCCGCCCTCATCGCGCACGAGGTCGGCCACTGCGTCGACGGCCACCACCTCGCCTGGGACCACAACGGCTGGCGCGACGGCGACGGCTGCGCCTTCGGCCCCCACTACTGCCCCGCGATCGAGGGCTACGCCGAGGGCTACGCCCGCGCCTACACCAGCTCGTGCGGGCCCCGGCTCGAGCCGTTCGGCCTCGCGCCCGGCCCCGCCGCCTGCACCCTGCCCGAGCCCCGCGCGATCGCCCCGCCCACCGGCCCGGACCCGCGCGAGATCATCCCCCACCTGCCCCGGCCATGACGACCGTGCAGCACCACCACGCCCACGCGCTGCTCAGGCGCCTCACCGAGGTCGCCCCGCGCCGCTTCCAGCACGACCCGCGCTGGCACGCCTACTACGTCGACGGGCAGCTGCTCCCCACGGCCGACCTCCGCAACGACGACTCCTGGGCCCGCCAGCGCCTCGAGGCGGCCATCACCGCCGAGGCCACCGCCCGCGGTTGGCGCCTCGACGTCGAGGCCCGCGACGACGGGCAGCACGTCGCCCACCTCGACGCCGGCGACGGCCGCCGCGAGACCGTCGCCGGCCCCGCCGCCTGGCTGGCGATGGGCGCCGCCCTGGCCCGCGCCGTCAAGGCCGGAGACCACCCATGAACCCCCTCGCCGAGCAGCCCCTACCCTGGGAGCGCCAACCCGGCGAGACCGCCAAGGCCTTCAAAGCCTTCTGCGCCTACCGCGACCTCGAGCCCGCGCGCCGCTCGGTCCTGGCAGCCTACAAGCAAGCCAAGGGCAAACCCACCGCCCGCCAAGCCGCCGGCATCTGGAACAGGTGGTGCGCCGAGCACAGGTGGGTCGAGCGCGCGCACGCCTACGACCTCCACCGCGAGGCGCTCGAGCGCGCCGCGCGAGAGGACATGTGGCGCGTCCGCGCCGCNCAGGTGGCAGACACCGAGTGGGACCTCGCGATGCAGCTCATCGCCCGCGCACAGGAGATGCTCCGCCTACCCCTCGTCGAGCAGCGCCTCGAGCGCGACGGCCGCACGATCATCGTGAAGCCCACCAGGTGGACCGCCAGCGACGTGCGCGNCTACGNNGAGCTCGCCAGCCGCCTCATGCGCCTCGCCACCGGCAAACCCACCGACCAACAGGCGCTCACCGGCGCTGACGGCGAACCCCTCCTGCCCGGGCTCAACCTGAGAGGACTCACCGACGATGAGATCGCCACGCTCCTGGCCCTCCTCGACAAGGCCAGCCGCGCCGCCAGCGACGAGCCTGGCGCGCCTGGACCTGGCGAGGCTCAAAGCCGCGCTCCGAACTGAGCAGCTCGAGCGCGAGCGCGCCCGCGCCGAGGCCAGCCTGCACGAGTTCGTGAAGGCCGCCTGGCCCGTCGTCGAGCCCGGCCGGCCCTTCCGCGACAACTGGCACCTCGCCGCGATCTGCGACCACCTAGAGGCCGTCACCCGCGGCCAACTGCGCCGCCTGATCATCAACATCCCGCCGCGCATGACCAAGAGCCTCACCGTCAGCGTCTTCTGGCCCGCCTGGGAGTGGGCGCTCGACCCCAGCGTGCGCTGGCTCTTCACCAGCTACAGCCTCCACCTCAGCGTGCGCGACAACGTCCGCGCCCGCCGCCTCATCCAGAGCCCCTGGTACCAGGCGCGCTGGCCACACGTGCGCCTCGAGGACGACCAGAACCAGAAGATCCGCTACGAGACCACGCGCGGCGGCTACCGCATCGCCGTCAGCTTCGCCGGCGGCTACGCCACCGGCGAGGGCGGCGACCGCCGCGTCGTCGACGACCCCCACAGCGCCGCCGACGTCCACAGCGACGTCAAGCGCGAAGGCGACCTCGAGTGGTGGCGCGAGACCTGGTCGACCCGCAGCACCAACCCCGACAGCGACCGCGAAGTGATCATCATGCAGCGCCTGCACGAGCGAGACCTCACCGGCTTCATCCTCGCCGAGGTCGGCGGCTACGAGCACCTCTGCCTGCCCATGCGCTTCGACCCCGAGCGCCGCTGCACCACCAGCATCGGCTTCACCGACCCCCGCACACGCGCCGGCGAGCTCCTAGACCCCGACCGCTTCCCCGACCACGTCGTCACCGACCTCGAGCGCCGCCTCGGCCCCTACGGCGCCGCCGGCCAGCTGCAGCAGGCACCCGCCCCCATCGCCGGCGGCATCGTCAAGGCCCACTGGTTCAGCTACTGGGTCGACGACGAGCACGCGCACCTCCTCGACGACCCGCCCAAGGTCCGCGACGACCACGGCACCCTCGTCGAAGCCCGCGTCGTCCGCCGCCCCCGCCTCGAGGACATGGACACGCTGCTGCAGAGCTGGGACATGGCCTTCAAGGCCACAGAGGGCTCGAGCCGCGTCGCCGGCCAGGTGTGGGCGCAGAAAGGCGCCGACGCCTACCTCCTCGACAGCCGCGCCGACCACCTGACCTTCACCGAGACCGTGGCGGCGGTCGAGGAGATGAGCGCCCGCTGGCCCACCGCCTACACCAAGCTGGTCGAGGACAAGGCCAACGGGCCCGCCGTGATCGACGCGCTCCGCAGCCGCCTAGGCGGCTTCGTGCCGGTCGAACCGTACGGCAGCAAGGTCGCCAGGATGCACGCGGTCACGCCCATGATCGCCGCCGGCAACGTCCACCTCCCCCACCCGAAGATGCGGGGCTACCATTGGGTCGAGGGCCTCCGCGCCCGCCTCGCGACCTTCCCCGCCGGCGCCAGCAGCGACGAGGCCGACGCGACCAGCCAGGCCCTCATCAAGCTGCAGCGCCCCGCTCCCGTCCGCGACACGGCGCCGCCGCGGCGCTCGAGCCGCGTCACGACGATCAGGAGGCGCTAGATGCCAGTCACGCCCACCGCTAAGATCCCCACCGCCCGCTTCTACGCCCAGCGCTCGGCGCGCGCCGCGCAGCAGTGGACGCCCGTCGAGCTGCGCGCCGCCTACGCCGCCGCCGAGGCCGGGCACCTCATGCGCCTGGCCGACCTCGTCGACGCGACGCTGGAGGACGACCGGGTCGCCGGCACCACCAGGATCCGCACCGGCGGCCTGCTGCGTCTGCCGCTGAGCTTCGAAAGCGAGACCGACCGCGACGACGTGATCCAGGCGCTCGAGCGCGACTTCTGGGCCGCCCTGCCCGAGCCGGTGCTGGCCGACCTGATGGCGTGGGGCGTGCACCTCGGCATCGGCCTCGGCCAGCTGGTGTGGCGCCAGGACACCGCCGAGCGCGGCGGCCGCTGGCTGCCGGTCCTGCAGGTGTGGCACCCCCGCTGGCTCCGCTGGGACGGCGACACCGGCCGCTGGGTCCTGCAGACCGCCAACGCCGGCGACGTGGTCGTCGACCCCGAGGACCCGCAGTGGTGGCTCTTCGCCCCCTACGGGCTCGAGCGGCCGTGGCGGCACGCGGCCGTGCGCGCCGTCGCCCCGTGGTGGCTCTTGAAGCGCTTCGCGTTGCAGGACTGGGCGACTTATGGCGAGGCGCACGGCAACCCGCTGCGGGCGGCGACCACGCCCGCCGGCGCCAGCAAGGAGCTCAGGCGCGAGCTCGCTGAGGACCTGCAGGACATCGCCGGCCGGACCGGCCTCGTGCTGCCCGAGGGCTTCGACCTCAAGCTCGTCGAGGCCACCGCCCGCACCTGGGAGACGTTCCAGCGCCAGATCGAGGTCGCCAACGCCGCCGTCGCCATCACCGTCCTCGGCCAGACCCTCACCACCGAGGTCCGCAGCGGCAGCCTCGCCGCCGCCGAGATCCACCAGCTGGTGCGGCACGACCTCATCGAGAACGACGCGCAGACCCTCTCCACCGCCGTTCACCACGGGCCCGTGCGGTGGTGGGCGCTGTTCAACTTCGGCCTCGCCGAGCCGGCCGCGCCGTGGCCCGTCTGGGACACGACGCCGCCCGAGGACGCCAAGGCGCGCGCCGAGACGCAGCAGGCGCAGGCGCTGGCGCTCGAGGCCGCCGCCCGCGCCGTGGCCGCCTGGCGCGCCATGGGCGTGGCGCTCGACATGCAGGCGATCGCCGACCGGTTCGGCGTGCCCGTCGCCGACCTCGAGGCGGCCGCCGCGGCGATCGCCGAGCCGCCCGCCGCGGCGCCGGCGCTCCCCGCCTTCCTCACCCACCGCAACCGCCCAGCCGCCCCACCGCCTGTCCTCCTCGCCTCGCGGGACGACCCCAGGACCGCCGCCGGCTTCGTGCGCGGCCAGCTCTACGTCGAGGGCCTCGCACGGCGCCTCGACGGCATCCAGCCCTTCAAGCAGGCCATGCGCGTGATCGCCGAGGCGGTCGAGAGGGCCGACAGCTACGAGCAGCTCCTCGAGCTCCTCCCGACCCTGTTCGAACAGATCGACCCCGACCAGACCACGCCGCTCATGGAGGCCCTGATGCTGGCCGACCTCGCCGGCCGGCTCGCCGCCGAGGAGGACCTGTGAACGCCGACCAGCCCCACCTGGCGCCGCCCGCCCCGCCGCCCGGCACGCCGGGCGCCGACCGGCCGGCCACCGCCACCGAGATCCTCGACGCCGCCCAGGGGCTCGAGGCGCGCGACGAGCCCGACCCCGACGCCCTGGCCGCCGCCGAGCGCCGCGCCGCCGCCGCCCAGCTCGAGGCCGCCCTGCGCCGCTACGCCGCCGCCCAGGGCGTCGAGCCGCAACGCGCCGTGCTGCACCTGGCGATCGCCAACCGCCTCTACGACCCGCACGTCCTCAAGCGGCACGGGGCGCCCAGGGAGATCGTGAAGGGCCTCGAGGTCGCGCACCGGCGCCGCTTCCGCTGACCCGCCGTGGCCTGGTCGACGACCACCGACCCGCTCCGGTTCGACGAGGCGGCCGACTGGTTCCTCGGCCGCATCGCCATCACCAAGGGCTGGTACGAGGGCCTGGCGCTGAAGTGGCGCCGCTACACGTTCACCGCCGCCAACCTGGCCACGCTGCAGATGGTCAGCGACCTGCAGGCCAGCCTCCTGCGGGCCATGCGCGAGGGCAAGCACCTGCGCGAGTGGAAAGCCGAGTACCTCCCGACCCTCGAGGCGCAGTGGGCCGGCACCGTCAAGGACCCCGGCTTCCGCGCGTCGACCATCTACCGCAACGCCCTGCAGCGCAGTTACAACACCGGCCGCTGGACGGTCCACACTGACCCGGCCGTCATGGCCGCGCGGCCCTACTGGATGTTCGACGCCGTCATCGACGGCCGCGAGACCGACATCTGCCGCGAGCGCGACGGCAAGATCGTGCGCGCCGACGACCCGTGGTGGCAGCAGAACTACCCGCCGCTGCACCACCGCTGCCGCAGCGGCGTGCGCGCCCTGCGCGAGTCCGAGGCCGCCAAGCGCGGCGTCACCACCAACCCCGCCTTCGAGACCATGCCGCAGCGCGGCTTCGGCGCCGCCCCATCGGCCGACGAGTGGGACCCCGACCCGGACAAGATGCCCGGCAAGCTGCGGGAGGTCTACGAGAAGAAGATGATGGGCCCCCTGGCCCTCAAGCCGCCGCTGGCGCCGCCCGCGCCGCCGCCCGGCACCCCGTACAACCCGGCCACCACGCCGGCGCCGGCGCCGGCGCACCCCGCCAAGGCCAAGAAGCCGGGAAGGCGCCCCAAGGCCGGCGCCGCCGGCGAGCCCAGCGGCCCGCCGCCGCTGCGCGACGTGATCCTCGGCGAGCAGATCGCGCCGGCGACCGGCAGCAACCCCGGCGGCCTCTACCGCGGCACCGACGGCGTCGTGCGCTACGTCAAGTTCTACGACGACAAGGCCCAGGCCTACGGCGAGCACCTGGCGAACCAGCTCTACCGCGGCCTGGGCCTCGAGGCGCCCGAGTCGGTGGTCTTCGAACTGGCCGACGGCCGCACCGGCTACGCCAGCCGCCTCATCGACGGCGCCCGCACCCTCGCCGACGCCGGCCTCACCAAGGAGCGCGCCCTGCGCGCCCTCGACGGCTTCGCCGCCGACGTGCTCACGGCCAACTGGGACGTCGCCGGCGCCGACCTGGACAACCTGCTGGTCCTGCAGAACGGCCGGCTGCTG